TCTTCAATGATACCATCATCTTTAATACCGATGGTAACTTTAGCTGTGTCTTCCTTCAGTTTGAATGTACCTTGTAGTGTGTCGCCAATAAAATCTTCGGCAGACACATCACCATAGATGATGTATTGGAATTGTCTTCCTTCGGTGTAACCCTCACTCTCAATAGTGAATACAATATCTTCTCCCTCTTTGTAGATCTGCTTGTCCGTTCTAACACTGATACTTACATCAGTTGTCGGATCATATGGAGGATCATCGAAAGGATCAGGCAGAATAACATTGAAGTCTGCAAGGATCGTGATAGGTGCGACAGCACCAGTATCATTACCCTCCTCATCATTGAGTTGGAATATAAAGTCCTGATCCACTTCCATCTCGATGTCTGGCATCAACTTCACCTTGACTTCTGCTCTACACAGAGGAACAGCGATGTCCTGTAGTTCATCGTTCTCATCTACAAATTGATCCTCAAAAGTATCATATTGAGTGACTTTAAAGGTTCCCTTTAGTAGATCAACATCATCGATACTTCTTGACGAATCATCAATGTATTCCTCAACGATGTCACCAACTAAAGCATAACTTAAGGTAGATCCATCAGCAACATTAGTTGTGTTGATAGTGAATAGAATCTCATCACCACCACCCACTAACTGTGGTTTTCCTACGACACTATAACGTTTCGTGCCATCGTAGTCAATAGGAAGTGGGGGATCACCATCGCCATCATCATCAGGATCATCTGGGAATTCATCTGGATCGATTGGTACGTAATCTTCGTAAGCAAACCTACAAGAACCATCATCAACAGTTGCTTCAGGATTATAGTTTTCAGCTTCTGGAACTCTACATCCTAAAATTTCTGCAACTGGATCTTCTGGGAAGAATCCTGGTGGTGTATCAGGTCCACTACCCTCATTGCCAGGTGGTTCTCTCGGATCGTCTGGATCGTTTGGATCTGGTTGATTGGAAGGAACTCCACCGATAAAAATAACTCTAGTAGGTTTAGGATCTGGATAGTCTTGACTCTCTTCACAAGAGAATCTTTCTCCAGTGTCACCCTCTTCTAGGTCTTGGAGAAGGTTATCCAACCAGTCGTCACTGTCTTCATCAGTACCACAGTCATTACACTTGACAGTCTCTTTAGAACAGTTGCTATCGGGTCCACTACAAGAGATACCCAGGAATGACATGACCTTATTGAGAGCACCGCCGATCATGTCCAACGGTGCCGCTAGTATTCCTAATATACTTTGCAACGGTCCAAGGATACTACTTATCAGACCCTCGATAAGTTCTAGAATCTTATTGATAATACCATCAACTAAATTGATGACTGCACATGCTGCTGGAGAGAAAACATCCATGATAAAATTGAACAGCAAGTCTGTCAGGAAACTTACCAACTTTTCAATCAGATCTTCAATAGCACAACCAAGTGCCTTCAGAATCTGATCAAGGATTTTCTTTACAGTCTTGAGGAAGTTACCCTTCTTTCTCTCTGGTCTGTGGTCTTGCTTTGGATCTTTAGGGATCTTTCTTTCTGCTTCCTCGGGTATATTCAGTCCAAGAACTGTCAAGACAAGTTTCTCAACACCCTCTCGTAAAGTCGTAATAATTTCCGACTGAACACGACCCATAAAACTACTTACGAGTCTATTGATTCGACTGATGTGGTGTCTTGCAATCGATACCTTATCATAGATGAATCCATTGATCTTACTGACATAGAAGCTACCAATCTGTCCACCAGATGCTTGGTTTGCTGCTAACAGATCGCCAATGATATTGGTGATTCCTTTGTCAAGATTACTCTCGTTACCACACTTTGGGTTAGCAATAGTGATACAGTTCTGTGAACCAGTAGGGTTAGTCTCACTATGCTTTGCACGAAGCGCAGCAATGATAGCAGGAGCACCCTTCTCTAGGTTAGAACGAGCAGCGTCAGGTTGTCCACCATCTACGTTAGCACCTGTGTCAGGATCAGTACCATTTGCTCTATCTTGAGAGCGATTTTGCTGGGGGGTACTATCAGCATCTGTATGGGTAGTAAAGTTTCTAGGACCATCACTACCACCAGCAGGGTCAGTATTCTTGACGACAGTAGCACCAGCAGTGTGTCCAACCGATCCCATGATGATAGGTTTCTGCCTGTCATTGTCAAGGAAGAAACCAATGACCCAGTTACCTGCTCGCAGTTCTGCTGTAGCACCAGTCACACCACCATCACTGAATGGTGTAGTCACAGGCATGACTACGTTTGCCCATGGCAATTCTTCAGTTGGTGTTGCTTGTCCTTCTCTTAAGTGGACACCAACAATACGCACACGATATCTACTAGATCCTTTAGGATCCGACTCTCTACCTGTCTCAACCTGTCCAATCCACCAGTTGAAACCATCGGAACCAATTTGATTAGTAGCAAGCAGTGATGATAATACTGGATCCATACCAATGAGGTTTATTTTTATTTAGGTTGTAACTTCGGAAGTCTCGTCAGGCATACCGTAAGAGTCTCTGACTAGTGTCACATAGGTGTTACCTTTAGCACCTTTAGTATCTAGTGCGTGGTTCAACTTTGCAACGAGATATACACCACTGTGTTCTTTGTCGTGTATGTCTTCACCTTTCTTTGATTTCTCATTAGTAGGGACATAGTTAGGAACTAGAACCTCAATGGTATCACCGATCTTTAGGTCCAATCTAACAGGTAGTTTAATCTTCAGTTGTTGATTGTTCTGTGACTCTAGTCTAGAAATGTTCTGTGCAATATAATTCTTCTGCCAGTCAGGGAACTCGGCAGTGTCTTTCTTGCCACCATCCTTGTCTTCTGGAGAGGCAACCTCCTTACCATCAAACCATGTCTCATGATCCAATAGCACCGACATGACTCTACTTGGACTCTTTGCAAGTTCTGATTGACCTTTAGCAAGACCAGACTGTGATCCCAAGTGCTTCATGTCATCAAAGTTATCAGCTAGATTGTATGCATACTCTTCATAAGCACCAGTGCTAAAGTTATAGAAGCAGATGACATTAGAGTAAGCACCCGCTCTTAACTTTGCAAGGATGTCAATCTCATTTTGAAAGTCAACGTCTAGAATTTTGTTGGTAGAATTTTGCTCGTTCAATTGAGCAGGTTCTAGAGTAAATGTATCGACAGGAGGATTCTTCTCCACATCATTCAGAAGATCAATCGACCTGAAATTATATCCCTCACGGTTTTCATAGAAATAATATCCAGCAGTGCCTGATGATTTTTGTAATGAACCACCAACAGAAGAAGATGAACCACCAACAGAGAGACCTTCATTGACTGCTTTACTTCGCAGTGAATTGATGATAGAGAAGGGAGTCTTTTTACCTGGAAGCATCCTCACTTTGAATAGAGTAGGATCTCCTCGATATGTTTTAGTAGAAGACAGACCTTCAGTTAACAGAGTTCTAACTAATGCATCTGGTTTTCCTGCCAGAGTTAGAGGAACCTTTTCTGTTTCATTCAGCAGTGCTTCTCTAGAGATGAGTCCAAGAGAATACCTCTGAAATCTCTCCGAACTAAACCTGTTGTAAACTTTATAGACCTTGAATGAATACTCAACAACATCATCACCGCCAGCGCCATATCTAAACTTCATGTTGACATCTTCATACCCCTGAATAGGTAGTGAAGAAATCAAGTTCACACCAGTGTCTACGATGTCTAGGGTGCCATGAATTGTAGGTAAATCGATGTCTTCAAAGTAATCAAACCTAGTAACAAGGTTACCAATAGGTTTTGATTCCCCTTCAAGATCAACGATTTCAATTTCTTCTAGTATAAGACTAGATGCATATGGTAACTCTTGTTCTGCCATTAACCCACCACACTGTTGAGATTATAATATGAATGTAAACTATGGTCACGACCCTCGTCTATGGTGCCCTCACTAGTAGGTTGAGCACCCGTAGCCGCAGTCTTTCTGGGACTCGCTGGGTTATTTATCATTGCGATTGTCTGTCCCCTCTCGGAAGCAGACGGTCCCTGTAAGGAAGCAATCTCACGACTCACTGGTTGTAATGATGATGTCTTTTCTGGTGGAGTTGGAGATAATGTTGCCTTTGGTTTCGGTCCTGGTCCTACAGTTTCTCTTATTTTATTAGTAAATTCCTCAAAAGTAATCGGATTACCATTTGGATCAAAATATTTATCTACTGCTCTACCAATACCATCTCTACCACTCACGAAAGTTCCGATACCAGGAACTCTAACACGTTCTCTCGTTCCTTTATTAGTTCCAATTTTATCAATTCTTCCCAAGGAAGGTCTCAAATCATCAGCAGTAATTTTATCATCGGACGGAGTATCTGGTACAACTGGCGGATCATCTGGTTGTCTAGGTGGTTTCTTCTCCCACACTCGACCCGCAATGAAGTCAGCAACAAATTGCTTGTAATTTTCTGGATCATTACCATCAGATGCTGGTGCATATGCATTCACAATAGCAGCGAACGCTTCATTAGGATCTTCAAATGCTTCCAAGTTCATGTAACCACTATGGTTCTTGTCCCATAGTCTGACGAACTCTTTGACGGCATCCTCTCTCGTTTCAAACTGCATGAAAGTTCCGTCTGTATTCCTCATATTGAATGGATTGTTTCCACGCTCACTCTTACCCCACCCTGTCTCCATTGCAGAGATAGCAGCAGCAACTTCAGGGTGCTTTGCACCAGCAGCCTTCGCCATCTCATAGATCTCACCAGCATACTCCTGCTGCTCTTCATTTGATGCCATTGGGTTCCCAGTAGCAGGTGCATTAGAAGCAGGACCAGAGTTAGGTGATCCTGATCTAGATCTATTGCCACCACCAAACAAGTTCTTTAAAGCATTTCCAAGACTAGCAAAGACTCCTTTCTTTTCATTAGAACCATCAGCACCACCGCCACCACGTCCTTCACTAGTTACCTTTCCACCCTTCGCCTTTGTTACCAGTGTTGATGGGAGACCGAACGCTTGAGCAAGAGGTCTAGCAACTTGAGCAATTTGAGAAGATGCTTCTGCATTATCAACAGAACCTGCTAATTGTGTAGTAGCTGCAAGTGCTGCACCACCTGGAACCATGAAGACTAACTTCATTGCATCCTGTAGTAGTTGCACCTGGCGATCAGTCTCTCCACCACCTAGCGAAGGTAACTGCATCGGTGTAAATCCAACCTTACCTCCAAGAGATGACTGTGGTTTTTCAGTTCCTTGTTCATACTGTGGAGTAGAAATATTGTAATTGTTGTTGACAACAGGTGATTGAGGTTGGGGTGGTGCTTCTTGAGGAACAGGTCTCACCTTACCATCCATCGCACTTGCTTCACCTTGAGTGTAGTTATTGTCAAGTGGGATGACCATCTCATCACCATGCAACTCTGCAAGGTAACCACTGTCAGGACCAGAGATAATACCACCAGTTTCTGCGCGTGGAACATCATCTTCTTCAGGATCCTCACCGTATTGAGGAGTATCAACACTCATGTCCTCACCAAGTCCCTCAAACTGATCGTCTAAAGACTCATCCCCTTTTGTTGTGAGATCATCAGCCGAGAAAGTGTCTGATACTTTTAGTTTGTCGTCCGCACGATTAATATCAGCAGCGCCTTGCTTCTTATCAGTCTCTGATTTTGCCAGAGCAGTTTGCTCATTGATAGCATCAGCAATTTTGTTTAACTTGTCTTCAATGCTATCTGTTCTTTGACTTAACTGATTAACAACATCAGTCTTGATTGCTTGTACACCAGTAGCAACGTCTTTAGTTTCTTTTACATTGTTGTTGATAGACTGTGCCGTCTTCTCTAGTGACGCAGCAATCTTGTTTACAGCAGAAAGAATATCCTCTCTACTAACTCTCTGCTTGGAACCTGATGCTGCCTCTGCAGTTTCTTCACCAGTGTTGGGAACCTTTTCTTCCTGTGGTTCTACATCTTCTGGTGGTCTCTTGGCACTAACAAAATTATAGTTATCAAACTGTTCACGAAATCTCTGTGTGGCATTCTTTGTTTTTACTGCCTTGCCGTCAGCGTCTCTGTTATCTACAAAGTTCCAGAACTGTGCCTTTGGATTCTTTAGCAGTTTGACACGATCAACTGCCTGCTTAATGTCCTGCTTCTTACCAGTGATGTAAGACCCACCGAACTTACTCTTCAGTGCTGACTTAAAAAAGTATCCTTTCTCTACACCTAACTCTTCTAGACTATCATAGCCTGCTTTCTTTGCCTTCTCTTCTGCTACTTCTCTCTCTTGTCTAGCAAATTTTCTGGCAGCAAGAACTTTAGAGATCGCAGCACCCATGTGCCCTGGACCTTTATCGTAGTCAACTGTGCTAGAGAATCCCTCTGTAAATGCTGCCATTAGTTACTGCCCCCCTGATATTTATGAGTACAGAGCAATGTTCTGTAGTGCCTTGCCGAAGCGAAGACCCCTGTGTGGAGAGGGAGGAGCAGTAGTGCTCCCAGACGCTGAATGATGTAACTCTGGTTCCTTCGGTGGTGCCTGCATGATCAAGATGGTAGACATACCTTCTCCCTCCTCATCATACTCAAGAATTTCAGGAGCAAATCTTTTAGTAGCCTCAATCAAATCCTTGTTTGTATCAGAAGCATTGTATGCGTCAAGCATTTCTGACACTGGTTGGAAGGAATACACCAGGTTCTTCATAACTTTTTCAGGACCCTCTTCACCCACAACAATTTGTTCTTGTCCTTCTAGTCCAACATCTCCGCCATCTTTATATCCATTACCTTTATAACTTAAGTGGAAGATAGCAGTGTTCGTGCCCTTGATTAGCGCATTGATGCCTTCACCTTTGCCAGGAGTATTTCTTACATCATCCAACTGCACAGGAACTTTTGGAAACCCTGGCATGTTAATGTCAACTGCATATGGTTTAGGACCAGAGTGGTTGTGTCTGTTAGCACCATGTCTAATCAATTCAGCTATCTCTTTGTCAGTCATGTCTTTGGTGAATGGTCTTGCATCGGATGTCTCTGGTTTCATACCCATAGAGACCATCTTCTTAACGACAGGTACGGTGTCTTTAATCAGACCAGACTGACTCTTATCTTGGTTCTCGAAGTGTGCATGCGACCACCCACCAACTTGCATGGCAGTAGAACCAGTCAAACCGAAGCGCAAATCATCGGTGTTACCAAATTCTAAATCAGAAAACTCACTTGGAAGTGCAGAACCATCACCATCATAATTTCCTCTACCACCAAAGAGATTGTTAATATTATTCCAGAGACCACTTATCATTCCAAGAGGTCCACCTGTTGTCGAAGGTTCTCTCTTCAAATCCTCTTGCTCTGCAACATTCAGACCCATGCCACCCAACATTGCATCCTCTTCATTAGTATCACCTACGTTGTTAATTGCATTAGCAATAGGTTCCATCGAACCTCCAATGTTTGGACGAGCTAATGATTTTGGTACATCAAATTCTTCTGTCAATTTAGAAGCAACTTGAGTGAACATAGGAGCAACTGACTGTGCCATTGGTCCCACCTCTCCCAAAAAGTTTTTGGATGCTGCAACTAATGCACCACCAATCGGAGACAATAGTTTGCTAGTATAATCATCAGGAATAATTGCTTCAGTTCCATGAAGCACAGCAGGTCCCGCTTTAGTAAGACCACCAACTTCTTTCTGCTGAACACCATCCACCATCTTCTGATCTTCAGCGGTGAATTCTCTGCCAGCAATAGCATTGAAAATATCATACATCAATAGTCCAGTATCAGCAGCAATAGATACTGCTTCAGCAACCGCTGGAACAACAGCACCAACACCACTAACTGCAGCAGGAGCAGTCACTGCAGTAACTACACCAGCAGTACCACCAGCAGCAGCAAGCCATGCTCCTACAGCGTCACCCCTGTTTGCTCTATCAACAGCATCAGCAGCACTGACAGCAGATCCAGCAACAGGAACCATCCTTCCACCAAACTTTGTCGTTGCTATTGCTATTCTTTTAGCAACAGGAGAATTTTTTACAAAAGCAAGTCCTCTTTTACCATATCGTATAGCATCATCACCAAATCTCTGACCGAATCTCATCACGCCACTAGCAGCCCTCTGGACACCTTTGATAGCATCATCACCAAATTTTGTTAGGTTAGTTTTCCCCTTGTTAAGGAGATTGCCTGCTCTCTCCTTATTTCTGGATATGAATCCACCAACACGCTCTTTATTTCTAGCTACAACACCACCAAGGTTTTCCTTCTGCTTGTTTAAAAAGTTGCCAGCTCTATCCTTCTGACTGTTTAAGAAGTTACCTGCTCTAGCCTTCTGTCTATTTAAAAAGTTACCTGCTCTACGTTTTAGATTGCTTGGCGCAAACTTCATCCTCAAGAGACGAAGACGTGACCTCAACCATTTAGGTGCAAACCTTTTCCACAAGAATTTAGCAAACCTCTTTAGGTAGTTGCTTAATCCACCGCCGCCACCACCTCCTCCGCCTTTGGGAGGACCATCATCTTTCTTGGTGCCAAAGGTGCTAGCTACATCTTCCTGCCCCGCCGCCATTGCTTTGTCAACAGCAGTCTGGCGTTCATCTATTTCTGCTTTCTTTGCTGCTGTCTGTGCTTCAAATGCACCAAGAATAGCATCAAACTTATCGTTCAGTCCAGAATGTGTCGTCTCAATACTATTCAGATTGCTGATGGTTGTTGCCATCGCATCAGAAATCATCAGGTTCTGTTTCTTCAGTTCATTATCAATACTATCAAGTTGTCCTTGAATTTTCTGAAGATTTTGAACAACTGTTTTTAAAATCCTGTTGTTAGTGACATTACCAGTCGCTTCTCTCTTTTTCTTCTCTGGTTTTTGATAGTCACTACCCAGAGACTTGTTCACTGCCTCTAGCATGCCAGGTGGCAGTAGATCTACAATGTCAGATAGATCTGGTTGCTCCTGGTCTCTTTGCTGAACAACTTCTTGTACTGCTTGCTCAACTACCTCTACTGCAGGTTCTAGGTTCTCTTTTACCTCCTCTTCTGCATCCTTTACTATCTCCTCCGCCTCATCGTCTATCTTTTCTTCTACTTCATCTGCCTTTTCTTGCTTCTCTTCTACTTTAGGCAGTTTCTTCTCTTGAATTTCAGCAACTCTTGCTTTAGTTGCTTCCTCTTCAATTTTTCTGTCAACTTGTTCCCTAAATGGTTGCTCTAAATACTGATCAACCAACCAGGTTTGGAATTCTTTTAGCGCCTCATAATAATCTGTAAACCCAAGACCACTCTCATTAAATTGTGGATACCCTCGGGTATCTTTCTGCATGTTTGCAATGACAGTATCAGCGTCAGCATCAGACAGTTTAACTGTTGATGTATAACTACCACCACCAGGTTTTGTCTTACCTGTGAGTTTCCAGTGTAATTCCTTCCAAGTGTTACTAGTGTGTGCTGTTCCACCAGGACGACCCTTCCCATACCACGGTTGGTCGGG